CATCTTCGGAACGAACAAGACCGGCGAGGCCGGTGGCACGAGCACCGTGTTCGACACCTCCAACCAGCAGATCGCTGTGAACTACGCTGCCTCGGGCAACGTGGGCCTCACGGTGGACAAGCTGCGTGAAGCGCGTCGCATCCTGATGGAGAACGAGGTCGACCTCGATGCCGAATCGGCGTACTGCGCCATTTCTGCCGAGCAGCACGACGACCTTCTCGGTCAGTTGCAGGTCACGAACGCCGACTTCAACACCGATGCTCCGGTGCTGCAGGATGGCAAGGTGACCCGCTTCCTCGGGATCAACTTCATCCACACCGAGCGTCTTCCTGTCTCCTCTGGTACGACCCACCGCCGCTGCCCCGTGTGGGTGCCGTCGGGTGTTCACCTGGGCGTCTGGAACGACATCATGTCCAACGTCACGCAGCGTCGTGACCTGTCTTCGCACCCGTATCAGGTCTACCTGATGGGTACCTTCGGTGCCACGCGCACGGAAGAGAAGAAGGTCGTCGACATCCTGTGCGCGGAATAAGGGAGTAAATAGTCATGGCAGTTGTTGCAGTTAAATCAACCCTTATCACCAACGCAGACGCGACCCCGGTCGTGCTCAACAACCCCCGTGTAGACGGCGGCTTTGAGCGCATTGAGGTTGCCACGGCAGATATCGCGAGCGGAGACAGCGTTGCTTCGACCTACCGGATGTTCCGCGTACCGTCGAATGCGGTGATGACCGATCTCCGTATCTACTCGCCCGACATCGGCACCACGACCGCCGCCGATATCGGCCTCTACCGCACCGCCAAAGATGGCGGCGCGGTGCAGGATGCCGATTTCTTCGCGTCGGCTCTGGTGCTCAACGCGGGTGCCATCAACGGCACTGATGTCCTGCATGAGGCGGCGGTGTTTACCATTGCCAACTCGGGCAAGGAGCTGTGGGACGCCCTCGGTCTTACGAGCGATCCGTCGGTGTTCTACGACGTCACTATGACCCTCACGGGCGCTGCTGACGCGGCCGGCACCGTGAAGCTCATCGGTCGTTACACGGCGTAAGGTACAGGGGCGGGTCGGGTAACCGGCTCGCCCCTTCTTTCGGGAGACGAACATGGCAGAGCGTTTTTACGGAATCGACCGGGGCGAGCAGGGTGTCCGCAACGTGACGGAAGGCTCAGCCTCCACGGCCACGACCGATGTCGAGGTGCGTGTTGACCTAGCCGCCAATATGCAAAAGATGGAAGTCTTGCTTGCCCTTGATGTCATCAAGGAAGCGATCATCCAGGATACTTGGCCGCCAGCCTAATAGCTGCGGGAGGAGCCCGTGGCTACGAGTGACGTTGCAATTGCGAACCTCGCGCTCACCAAGATTGGTGACTTGCGGATTACTTCGCTTGCGGATAACACCAAGCCTGCGCGTGAGCTGAACGCCATCTATGGGATGCTGCGGGACAAGCTTCAGCGCACCTACAACTGGCGCTTCTGCGTGAAGCGGGCGAACATCGCGGCAGATGTCGCGGTGCCGACCTTCGGCTATTCGTACCAGTTCACCCTGCCGACCGACTGCTTGCGCATCCTGCAGGTTGGTGCGTTTTTCCCTGCGCCGGACCTGTCCGACCTGATTGGCGGTGGTGGGCAGGAGTACCAGCTCGAGGGCGGCAAGATACTGACCAACTCGTCTGAGCAGATGAACCTGCGCTATCTGTCGCGGGTGACTGACCCGACGAAGTTTGACTCATCGTTTGATGAGGCGTTCGCGGGCCTGTTGGCGTACAACGTAGCAGAGGCTTTGACACAATCTGACGCTAAAAAGAACGCGGCGCTGCGCGACTATCGCCTGTGTCTGACGGAGGCGGTCCGAGCAAACGCCATTGAAAACCCACCGGAGTCGATTGCCGACACGACTTGGCTGTCCGTGAGGCTCTGATGCCAAACGTCAACCCAGCGATCGTCAACTTCAACGGTGGCGAGGTCGGGTCGCTGATGAGCGGTCGCACCGACTTCGACAAGTACGCATCCTCGACCTTCCGTATGCGGCGGTTCATCCCGACCGCGCAGGGTCCGGCGAAGCGGTGTCCCGGCACGAAGTATGTCCTGCAGACGCTGTACCCTGACAAGCGGGTGTGGCTGCAGCGGTTCGAGTTTGCCTTCGACCAGGCGTATGTCATCGAGTTCGGCGATTACTACTGCCGTCTGTACACCGACCGAGGGGTGGTGCTCGAGGACCCGCTCGACATCTCGAACATCACGCAGGCGAGTCCGGGTGTGCTGACCTATGTAGGTGCAGACCCGTCGAACGGCGACTGGATGTACATCTCGCAGGTTGCTGGCATGTCACAGGTGAATGGCCGGTATGTGAAGGTGACGAATGTCAATGCCGGAGCCAAGACCTTCGAGCTCTACGACATCGACGGCGGCGTGATCGACACGACCGGGTACACGGCCTACGGTGGCAACGGCGATGTGGCGCGGGTCTACACGATCCCGAGTCCGTATGCGGTGGAGGATTTGCTCACCGCTGAGAACACTTCGGCGCTGTCCATTGCCCAGTCTGGCGATGTGCTCTATGTCGGGTGCGAGGGGTATGCGCCGCAGACCCTGACGCGCAGCGGGAACACGAGCTGGGCCTTTGCGGATTACGCGCCGACCGATGGTCCGTTTCAGCGTGAGCCGAATGCGAAAGAAAGCTTCTTGCTGACCGCGACGACCGGCAATGTCACGGTGACTTCCGGCCTTGCGATATTCGACAACGACTCCGTGGGTATGCTCCTGCGGTTGCAGCCGGTGAACATCACGACGACGCAGTGGGAATCGGCGAAGTCCATCACGGCGGGCGATATCCGCAAGTCGAGCGGGAAGTTTTATCAGGCGCAGAACAGCGCCACGACTGGCGCGATCCGGCCCATCCACGAGGAAGGACAGGACTACGACGGCAATACGGGCGTGCTCTGGAAGTTCCTGCACCCCGGCTATGTCATCCTGAAAATTACCGCTGTCACGAGCACGACGGTGGTTGATGCCGATGTGATAGGTCCGGGCGTGGCCCCGACTGAGCTGCTCTCGAGCGCGTCCTGCGTGTACCGTGTGGGCGCGTGGGGTCTGGGCATGGGCGCGGCCTATCCCTACAAGACCGCGTTCTGGCGCGACCGGCTGTGGTGGGGCGGCGGGCAGGATGTGTATGCCTCGGTCGCTGGGGATTACCTGTCCCACGCGGTCGACACGATGGGCGAGATTCTTGCGGACAACGCTCTGAACCTGACGCTCGCGGTCGGTAATGTGGACAAGGTGCGGTGGCTGCGTCCAGGTAACGCGCTCATCGTCGGGACTGCGGGGGCTGAAATCGCCATCCGCGAGAATGTGACGACTGCCCCGCTTGGCCCGGAGAACGTGAAGTTCGACCTGCAGTCTGCCGAGGGGTCGATGGAGCTTGAGCCGACGCTGGTCGAGGATGCAATCATCTTTGCCCGTGTGGGTGGGCGGCGCATCATGGAGCTGCGGTTTGACCTGCAGGTGGATGCGTTCGTGCCGAGGGACATGAATGTTCTGTACCCCGAGGTTACGCGCTCGGGCATCGTGGACATGGAGTACCAGAAGGAACCGGATGACATCATCTGGTGCGTCTTGGGCAACGGGCGGCTCATCGGGCTGACTTACGACCGGGAGCAGAACATCTACGGCTGGCACCAGCATCCCATCGCGGGGAACGACGCGAAGGTCGAGGCGGTGCAGATTATCCCGAGTCCGAACGGGGACTTGGACGATGTGTGGCTGGTGGTCTCGCGCACCATCGAGGGCGACTTCCCGTATGAGTTGGCGCTTGAGGCCGGTGGCGGTTTGTTGACCGAGGGTTCTGACCAGTTGACAACCGAGGACGATGTGAACCGGACGCAGCGGTTCATCGAGTACATCGGGCAGTCGATTGAGGAAGGCGAGGACATCCAAGGGGCTGGGTACCTGGACGCCTCGCTCGAGTTCAACGCGGTGGTGCCTGCCGATCTGTTCCTTGCGGACGGGTACCAGACTGCCGGATCTACCGGGGTGGAAGTCACGGTAACCTCAAGTCTGGAGATTGCGAGCGAGGCCAACGAGATTATCGAAGCTGAGAACGGCGACCTTATCACCATCAACGACCCTGTGTTTGTTGCGGGGGATGTTGGGCGCGAGATCGTGCATCGGTACTACGACGAGGAGAACG